CTAAGTCCCTGATGTCGGAAGTCAAAGACATTGAAGCCCGCATCGACATGATGAAGACACTCGGCGAGACTGCGCCAGTAGTCGCACCTGCTGTACAGCCATGGGCTGGCGGTGGCGTAACTAAGTCGGTCTTCTCTGGTAGCCGTGACGAGCAGAACCTTAAGGGTTACGTCATGGGCAAGTTTGCCCTGGCTGTTGCTGGTAATAAGTCGGCTCAGGAGTGGCTCAAGTCTAACGGCCACCTTAAGGCACAGAGTGAAGGTACAACCACCGCTGGTGGCTTCCTGACTCCTGACCTCTTGGCATCTGACTTGGTCTACCTCCGTGAGCAGTACGGCGTTGCTCGTGCTAACTGCCGCATCGTCCCGATGTCCTCAGACGTGCAGCTTGTGCCTAATGCGACTGCAAGCACAACGGTCTACTACCCGGGTGAAAATACTACCATCACGGCTAGTGATATGACCTTCGCGCAGATTTCATTGACCGCCAAGAAACTCGCAATCCTTACGCAGGTATCGAAAGAACTGAACGAGGATAGCGTGGTTGACGTCGGCAACGCTCTTGCCCGTGACTTTGCTTATAACCTTGCGAAGGAAGAAGACCGCGTTGTATTCAGTTCCGCTCGTACCGGTGCTGATGCATCTGGACTTGTTGGCATTGGTCGTGCTTTGACTGACCTTGCATCTGGTACAGCTGCTAACTACGGCAACATTGCATCTGCTGTTGTTGGCCCAGCAAGTTCCGGATCTGCATGGAGCAACTTCACGCTTGCTAACCTGCAAGCAATGATTGGTAAGCTCCCAACGTATGCCGACCAGCCAAAGTGGTATATGCACAAGAACTTCTTCTACACCGGTATTGCCGATAAGCTCGCAGCTCTTGGTGGTAACAACATTGATGCAATCCAGAATGCATACGGAGTCAATCCACTGCTTTATGGTTACCCGGTTGTCTTTGTCCAGAACATGATTGCATCCCCAGCGGTGTCAAGCCCTGTTGCATTCTTGGCTGACCTTAGCAAGGGTGTCGCATTCGGTGACCGCCGTGGCATCACGGTTGAGATGTCCGATCAGCCTTACTTCATCCAAGATTCTTGGGCGTTCAAGGCCACGGAGCGCTTCTCGGTTTCCGCTTTTGACACAGGTAACTACGACGCAACGGCAGCCAACCGCGTAACTGGTTCTTTCATCGGTCTTATCTCTTCCACCTCGTAAGAGATATAGCCATCGACCTAAGACCCTCGGCAGACGTGCCGGGGGTTTTTTCTTTTAGCAAACCGGGCTAATATCCGTGTGGGATACTGGAACCATGAGTCTGAGCCGCGCCGATGCAATAGGTAGAGTAGCCCTGTACAGTCAAGCGGCACAATATCCAGCCGTGTCTACTACCGACATTGGCATCATCCTCGATGAACATGAGCGCTTTGAAACTTGGACAGCAAGCACCGTGTACGCCATCGGTGATCGGATAGTAGGCACCACTCCGAATGGCAGGGTTTACGAATGCCGACAGGCCGGGATATCAGGCACCACTGAGCCAGAATGGCCTAATATCTGGGGATGGGCGTGGGAAGGTTACCTCCTAACCGAAGGCGCATCAAACCCGCAGTTAGCGTGGGTTGATATGGGGCCAGCACACATCGAGCGTTACGATGTCCGCACTGCTACCCGTGCGATATGGCTCCTCAAGGCCGGACTGGTTGCTACAGAGATTGATGCCAAGGAGGGCACATCTGATGTCAAGCTCTCACAACTGCAAGCGCAGTTTCTTACAATGGCCGACCGCTTCCGCCCGGTGAGTATCTTTTAGATGTCTCCTATCTTGCGCGGCATACTAGGCCGTGGGCTTGTTCGCAGCCTAACCCAAGACCGGGTCATTGTCCTCCGTATGACGCTCACAGAGGACGGTAGAGGCGGTCAGACGCAAGATTGGCGACAGGTTGATGAGTTCCTGGGCCGTATGGTCAACCTCGGTAATAACGAGCAGTTACTTGATGAGGGCATCAAGGTAGTTTGCAACTGGTACTTAGTTGCTCCAGCCGACAGAGTCATTCAAGCCAATGACCGTATTAGGCTACACGATGAGCCTAATCATTTCTTTGATGTCATCGGCACAGACCAAGGACAGACTAACCTTCTGATTCAACACGTATCACTCAAGGAGCATTTCGCATGACGGCAGAGGCATGGGTTCCCATTGGTATACAGGCCTTTATAACCGTTACCAGTATTGGTGCCGCATGGGTTGCTATACAGGTCAGGTTGACGCGCCTAGAGACTCAGGTGGCACACATTATCAACACGCTCGATGGACAACAGCAGGAAGTGCGCCGCATAGAACAGCGACTCGGTAAACTTGAAAACAAAGTTTCAGCCCTGGAGGCGATCATACAAAGATGAACAGCATATCAATCAAGCGGTTAGTGGTCGTTGTGATCGTGGCTTTCGTAGCTGCTTTTACCTCGGTGTTCGGTGATGGCATCAGGACATCCGAAGCACACGACATTGCCGAGCTGGGCGCAGTGCTGGCGTTGTACGGCTCGAAGGCGGTAGCGGCGGGTGTCTCCGCTGCGGTGAGTTCTGTGCTGGCGTTCCTCACGATGCCGTTCAAGGGTGTGGGCGCGAATAGTCTGAAGGTGGGCAAATGAATCTCCAGAACTTTAGGATTGAAAAGGAACCTGCGCCATCTACAGACTGGCTGGTCTTTGGTGACATCACAGATGACAACGGGCAACCGTTGGGGACATTTGGGCCTAATGGAACATCGGTCAACATTTGGTGGGTTCAGCAGGATGAAACATTCCAGACTGGTATCGTCAATCAGTTTGCGGTGATTATGGCTCAACAGATTGCCAGTGGAGATGCCGAGTAATGGCTACCTATTACGTTCGTAATGATGGCAGTAATGCTAACACAGGGACTGGGCCAGCAGTTGGTCAGGCGTGGCAAACCATTGCGTATGCTTTTGCAAACATGACACTTACAACTGGAGTGAATACGTTATACATAGCCCCCGGCGTTTATCGTGAGTCACCTACATTGACGGTAACTCCTACGGTTACAAACACTCTAGTTATTACAGGTGACCCGACCGCTTCTCAGTTTAGCGGCATTACTCCTAATCAGATTAGAGTAACTGGTTCTACAACTGATAGCACAACGATGGCTACAGGTAATAGATTCGACCTTGGTAGTAAATCCTATGTGACTTTACAAAATATTTACGTAGAACATAATGGTGGTTCTAATACATCAACTGCAATACTTACATCTGGTAACTTCATTACTATAAGAAATAATGTCATATTTTCTTACTATCTAAGTGGCACTCTTGGGGTAGGTATATGGACAATTGCACCATCTGCAACGGGTAATACAATTCTTATTGAAAATAATATCTTGTTTGGAACTGCTGTTGGGATACAGATTGGATTACTATCCAGTGCATCAGGTGTATCTGGGGTAGTTGTGCGTAATTGCAGGGTGTCTGGAAGCGGTACATCCGCCGCTTATGGAGTTAATCTATATGCAGCAACGGGAACAAATGTAGCGTCAGTGACAATAAGTAACTGTACTCTTACTCAAATCACAACGATCGGACTTTATTTACAAGCCGGCAATGTTACCGATAAACATATTGTACAAAATTGCATTATAGGCCCGGGTACAACAGCAATAAGTGCAACCACCTCTAATCAGACTACACAACGAAATAACATACTTCTTACAGGTAGTAATCTAGTAAATGTAGCGAGTGATGTTACGACAATTACATCTGACTTTTTTGGTATAGATTTTGGTCAAGCACTACTGCAAGGATTCGGAGAACTTGCACCATTTGCAACATCACTAAACTCAAGAAATACAGGATTTGGTATAGCCACTTCCGCTCCTACGACCGATATGCTAGGCATAGCGTGGACTGGTGCAACGCCTGATGTTGGAACAACAACCTATAGGAGCCTAACTAACGTTGGCTCGTACATGCCAACCGAACGCAACGCATCGGTCATCACCATTGCGCCAGCAGCCACATCACAAAGCATCGAACTATACCTCGGCGTAACAGGCCTCACCTTTGCCACCTCTGGCCTAGCGGCCTACTACGTTAGGAATCAGTCGGCTCCGGTGGCTATCACGCTGGTCACGCAGACATCTACAGGCGCGTGGTCTTCTGGAGGCTTTGCTGAAATAAGCTCGAGCCTAGTGCCTGGCGTGTATCGCTTGGATGTCCCTAATGCGGCATTCGCCGCTGGCGCATCAGATGTCACGATCGTGGTGCGTGGTGCAAGCGGCACGAACGGCGCGGTGCTAACGGTCACGCTTTCGTCTGGTGGCTTGACGGCAGCGCAGACAGCCGCAGCGGTTTGGGATGAGCCGTACACCTCGCACACAACAGCAAGCACGTTTGGAGCACGAACACTTAAGACAACGGTTGACAATCGTCCAGTTGATGTGGGGACATCAAACCACATCCAGGCTAACGTCCACGCGATTGTGGACAGCACAGCAGCTGCGTCCGAGTTGTCTGGCGCTCTACTTCACAACGGCACGGACTACATCAGCGCGGAACTCGTGACTCCGGTTACGCAATCCGCTTTGGTACGCATGGGGCCATATCAAGTCATCGCCGATGGCGTCGCAACTCCTATGCCGCTTGACATCCAGAAGGGCGCACAG